ATCTCATAGCTCATTGCATTAGTGATCTCAGCATCAATGTCGATACCGTTCATGTTCTTCAAGTCTTGCTCAAGTTCGACTGACCAACGAGCACCAAGGCGACGTGTACCGGCCTCAACTGCTGTCTTTTCGAACTTAACTTCAACCTGTGGAATGTTACCAGTAATTTCAAATGCAGACAGAATCTGTGCAACACCTTGATCGTTACCGTTAAAAGTCCAATAGTTACCTGCAGCACCAGAAAGCTGGTTATTACCAGACGCACCAGTGAAGCGAGTATCAAGAAGCTGATAACCGAGCTCGGAATTATTAAGACCAGCAGCACCATTGTGAGGAACTCCTGCAGCAGCTGGAACAGCTTGTGTCTTACCATCGGTACCAGTACCAAGTGTATCAGACTGGTAAGCATAACGCAAAGCGAATGCGAGACCAACTGGGCCACTCATTGGCTGAACACCAACGATATCGTTAGTGATGAGCTCAGGGAATGTACGACGGATCATCGGGATGAGCACCTTTGGAAGGCGAGCATCGTTAGGAGCATAATTATCACCAGATCCAATTTGGGAAGCTGGGTTAAACTGTACTCCGCCTTGTGCAGCGCCACCAAGGGAGCCGCCACCTACAGAGGATCCCTCCTCAAGGCACCATTTCTCTTGGTTCTCCAAGAGGACAGCCGTGTTTAGACGGGTGTGAGCATCGTCGATTGCCTTAACGGAATCGGATGTATAATCAAGCACTGGAGCCCACTTTTCCAAGAGGGTGTTAGCGCGATCTTTATCAATAAATGATTGTGGTTTATTCATAATAATTAATTTGTTTTGTTTATTTTAACATGGGTTACCCCAAGTGACTCAGGCACCGAATGCCTCAATGTTTATGAATCAAGCTAAATTACTTCATCAATTCCAGCCCTTCAAGATAAGGGTTTGATGGTACTGATGGTTTAGCTCTCTCCTGAACAACTGTTTTTGGAGCATCAGCTTTCACAGTTCGATTGCTGATTGCTTCCTCACGAATAACTTCAAGTTGCTCCTTTTCCTTCCGGTCAAAAAGACGTGCAGTGTATTCGAAATTCTCTTCGATAAATCTTGGAGACTTATCTGATAAAACTTTTTTAAGATATGTAGATTTTTTATTACTAAACTTAGCACATCGATTCTCAAGAAACGCAGCAGACTTAGCCTGATTATAGTTTTCATTAAGAGTTTCGTTAGTTTTCTTAAGTTTAGCAATTTCTGCTTTAAGATTATCCATTTCAGTTTTACCTTCAACGATTGCTGTTTTTACAGACTCTGCCATTAGTGACGAGTCAACAGCAAGGGTAGAGCGAAGATTATTGAGAACAGCCATAGCTGTGCTGTTACGTGTAGCCTCTTCAATAGCTGCTACTGGAACTGCTTCATCAATATATTCTTCTAGGTAATTAGAAATAGATTCGACAAGAGTCTCTTTAAATTGAGATGCTCCATCGTTAAGCTCAGTTTCATATTTCTTTACAACTTTGCCTAATTTTGCGGCATTGTTTTTATCAACAGCTTCAACAATACTTTGCATCTTAGTTGTATGATCCTTATCAATTTGTGTAATAAGGGTCTCAAGCTTTTCAGCGTAAAGTTCGTCTTGGCTCGCGAGCGCAGCTTCAACAGAAAGCTCAACTTTCTCTTTAAGTGCTACCTCGATTGACTCTACTGAATCTTCAGTAAGGACATCTTGTAATTCGGTTGGTAGTAATTCTTTATTCATAGTAATTAAAAGATTGGTTTTTCTGCTGCTTGACGAATTCGAGCTTCGAGTTTGTCTTCTACAGCTGACTGTAAATATTTATTAGCAGCTGCATAGTTCTCACCAGAAATAGCATCAATAAACTTAACTATTTTGTCTTTTTCGTTGTTTTTATTAGGTTTCTCAGACATATTCTTATTTATTAAAGGTTGTAAGTTAATCAAATTTTGTTAATAAAGCTCATAATGCGTTCAAGCAAATATTTTTCTACTTCTTTTCGTGGTAATTTAGACACACTTTTTTCAAACTGGTCGTAGATTTCTTCATATTTGCCATCTTCTGCAAGAACCCATTGTTTTGATTCTAAGATACCATTGACAAATGCTTTTGGGTAAGATGGGTCTGCAACACAATCAATGGCTACAAGCTTCATATTACGAACCGTATTATATTCGTTACTCTCTTCTAAAGTACCGAGGGCACGAGAGCTCATTCCCACCTTAACACCATCATTAACTAGCGACCGGACAATCTGACCACATGGGGTAGTAAGTACTTTTGACTTACCATAAAAAACATCCCCGTCTTGCGTAAGCTCCGTTACCATATGACATGCTCTCTCAAGATCAACATCTGCAGACGATGGGTGATTCAATTCCCCCATTGCACGTCCTGGCTTTACAAAATTCTCATTATAGGCTGCAACTTCACGCTCAAGTTCGTCACGTGGATAAAATCGTTTATTACGATTTACCCCTTCAGCCATCATATAAGGGCCTTTAATAAAAAGAGATTTAGCACTATCTTTATTGGTCTGCTCCTCAAAGACCTCGAATTGATCAACGATGTCCGGATTTTCGCAAACAAGATTTAGTTTAACTGACATACATATATTTATACCAAAAGCTTACGAAATCTCCTTTTCCGTTAAAATTAAAAATTTATAATTACGACCATCGCAATATTTCCTGGCTGCTGCCCATTTAGCTTGATTGGTTACATATTGCTTTTGTTCGTATATGAGATGATCTCTTTTTCTATACTTGGTTGTAGGCGGCTTCGTTTGATTATATGGTTTTATTTCAACACAATATTTAGTAATTTTTTTACCTTCTTGTATAACCACATAATTATCTATATGATATCTATGAGTTCTTTTAGTTAACGGATTATAATATGGTATCTTAATATTTTCAGATCCCCATCTTAAGACTTTTTCGTTATTATCACAAAATCTAAAGAATTTTAACTCAAGACCAGATCTATAAACCGCGCGATCCCCTATAAACTTTTTTTGGTTGACCGGGGCAAATATTCCTTGTCGATATTTTCTATTCTTATTCATTAACCAACAATAAATCCTACAGGGTCATTACTACCGAATCCAGACGTTGCACCAGTCATAAGCTCTTGTTCAAGCTCTGCTTTACGTTGCTGACCTTCTTGTAATAAATCATAGTTAAGGGAGCCTCCGCCAAGTAGACTTACCTGACCAAATTTGCCACGTACTCTACCTATTGTAATCATTGATAAAGCTAATGCATATTCGTATACCCATTGTTCTTTAATAACATCTCGTATTGGTTTTTCCAAATAAGAAGAAATTACCCCATAAAAGCGCTCATTTAACGGTTGTGGATAAATTTTCAGGTATTGTGATCTTTCATCAAACACGAGATCTCGTTTAAGGGCTAGCATTTTTTCACGAGTATCAATAAATTCCTTAAGAGTATACCAAGACACCAAATCAAATCCATAATTACCCATAGCATATGAGAAGTATGTTTGTTGTGCCATGGTCTGTTCTAAAGTAAATAATGTATTGATGCCAGTATTTGAACCTTCTTCAAAATCTGTAACTGATATAACCTTTCTGTAGTCCATTACATCATAATCATATACATTTTGATATGTTGTCATACCACTATCAGAACCAGCACGTGATAATGTACGCCTTTTACCGGGAGCAAAAGTACCCGATAAGGTCCCTCTAAAGGTAGTTAATGTGTTAACAAGAGTATGATCAAATAATTCACCCTTACTAACACCATCAGCAAAGTCAGCCGATAAAGCAGATGAGCTCGCAAACACTGACGATAGTACATCTGATTTAGCTGTATAAACAATATCCGGAGTCTCACCATAAAATTCTGAACTTGGACCGAGTGGATTAGTACCTGCAATTTTTTTAGCTGTTGTATCTAAGTCAGTATTTGCAAGAGTATAGAGAAGATCTAATCGTATACCTTTGTTTGTCTCATACAAGTTAGAATCAAAAATCATATATTCTCTTGAATAACCAGCAAATTTAGTAAAATACTCTACGGATATCTGAATATTTTCATTTAACTGATCAGAATGTATTTCTAACGATATAACT